CGGCCATGCCATAATTAAAAAATCAGCCTCAGGATTGTTCTTATATGGAGTGTATCTATCATAAGAACCTGGCTTGAACATACTTCCTCCACCATATTGGAAAATAATATTATCCGTTACGGTTGGGAATGACTTCATTTGCTGAGTGTAATCTTCCGCATTTTTCTGTAGTTGTTCAGGTGATGGAGCACCTGCTGATTTCATCCAATTTTTAATATTGTTCAAAATAGACATCAGAGATGGTTGTGAATCCATAACCAACATCTCCAAGAAACCAGGTTTGTTCTTGAATGCCAATAATAGTTTGTTAATAACCAATCCTAACAACATCTTATTTCCTTGGAGTGATGTTTCCTTATCGAATCGGTAAAGATAATTAACTACGTCTTCGGGATTTAGGTTTTGTCTTGCAAAATCCGCTGAGTCAACTGTATTAATTAACAATATATCTGATGATGGAAAAAGGTCTTTTGGTGAAACAACCTGTGATATTGTTGCAACATTAGATCGAGATTGTCGAAATGATGTAGACTTTGTATCTTCAGCACCAGCCTGTCTATCATGATGGTCTGTGTGAATAACGAACATTGGTTTTCCATGTGCAAAGTCTACGAGTACTGGCATTGTATCACCCTGAGCGTCATTCTTTTTCACTGCAAATTCTTTATCACCATATTGAATTACGTGAGTGTCGACAACATCGATACCATTGTTTTCAAGGTACTTTTTCATCGCAATCGCAGTAGTTACACCATCTAAATCTTGATGGAAATAGATTTCTGCTTTGGGATATCTTTTACTTAATTCTTTGATATCCCTAATTCCACCTTCTTTTAATATTTTTTTCATTGAAAAGTTTGATTGAACCATTTAAGGAAATTTTTCCAAACTCCACCTTGTTCAACAACAGTGTCTCTCAACATTATTTTATCTTTTTCAGGCATTTTTGAATATGTGTCAGGACCCCAAACCCCATCAGCAGGAAATACCCCAATAGAAGATTGATATTTCGAAATAGCCCCCGCAGTCTTTGAATTCCGTCCAGTTTTACCATCCAACTCCAATCCCGCATTCATTTTTTTATTCAAAAAAGCTTGAATTTTCTGTGTAATTTCACGTTCTATACTTTGTTCAGAAATAACCTTCTTAACAATCCTTGTCAAGTCAGACTCAGTCAATTTAATTATTTTTGTCATGATTAGTACTTTAGGGTTAATAAGTATTTTGATTTGTTTATCGTAGCTAACATTTCATCACGGATATTCAACAAATCTGTGTCATATCTTGTATCCAATTGGTCTGAAAAACCAACTAAAAATTCGGTAATCCCATCCATAAAATTTTGTATACTAATGGAGGAAATGTCTTGAAACATCAACGCAAATTCAGGCTCGAATTCTGGTCTTCCATATTTTCCCATCATCGATTCTGTAAAGTCATCAATTAATGGCCCCATCTTATCATAAATCTTTCCATAAGTCTTATGTTTCGCATCTCCGTATGTTTGCCAATGTAAAAACTTCCATTGAAGTTGTACTTGTACCAATTTTTTAATTAATTCTTCTTTCATCTTCATAAATATAACAATAAACAAAAAAAAGGTCCTGAAGACCTTTTTAAGTTTTGGATTCAAAATCAAAAACCTTTTGTTTTTTTTGATTAATAAAATGTTGTACTCTATTAGTTGCCACTTCACAATAATTTGAACTGAGTTCGATTCCAATCCATCTGCGTCCTAACGTTTCTGCCGCAACCAAACTGGTACCGCTGCCTGTGAATGGATCCATAATTATATCATTCTTGTAGGTAAGAATTTTTATCGCTTTAGTCGGGATATCCATTGAAAAAGTCGCCTTTGTTTGTTGTCTTGTATCCGCAAAATATTCCCATTGACCATACACCAAACTCATAAAGTCTTTCTTATCTTCATCTTGATAAATGGTTTTCTTCTTTATTGTTCCGTCTTCTTGTTCAACATCAACAACTTCCGCAGCCCACTGAGGTTCCCCTTTAACTTTCTTAATCCTATCTTTCTTGTAAGCAAGGATTACACATTCTTTTGGATTGTAAATGTAAGGTGAAGATGGAGACATCCAAGACCCCCAAGCGGTGGTCTTACTTCTGTGTGGAGCATTCTCATCAAGGTCAACAAGTCCATAAAATTTGAACCCAACCTTTTTCATTACAGACCAAAATTCGGACATGAATAATACTCTACCACCTCTATCTTGGACATTAATTTCATATGGAATATTGACTGCAATCCTTCCATCATCTTTAAGAACACGAAATGATTCACCCACCCATTTTTCGGTAAATTTCCAATATTCCTCCATCGATTGGTTATCGTCATGACTATCGTAGTCAATACCGACATTATAAGGTGGAGAGGTAACAATTAAATCAATTATTGACTCAGGTAATTTACCCATCTCAACAACACAATCTCCATTTATAATCCTATTTGTTTCTAACATCGTAATTTACCTTCGTTTCTTAATTGTTCTCTAATTTTGGTCGCAGAAATATCACTAACTTCTTGGGGTGGAATATGTTCTATAATATCGTATCCAACTCCTCTTCCGAAGTTTATCGATTCAATATCAGGTATTATCATAACTCTAACTCTACCATCCATAATTAAGTCTATAAGTTCTCCAGCAATTCTATTCTCAACCTCTTGTGAAGTATAAGGATTTTTATCGTCAGGTTCAATGTCCCTAATACAAATTAGAACATTTTTACCTTCATCTAATATTTCATTCACGATCCACCTATGTCCCCCGTGAAAGGGTTGAAATCTGCCCACAAACATAGAATATTGTTTCCCACCAGTATTTTTTAACTTAGGATCTCCTTCAACGTGTATCTTTTTCATTTTTGTTTTTAATTTGTTTTTATAAACTCCAAAATCATATTTGCAGAATCATCAATTGAAACATTCGTAGTATCAATATCAATAAAATTTTCAGTTGGTGGTTGATAGTCTTTTACAAAAAAATCTTCTCTTCCCCTAATTTCAGTGGTGTGAACATAAACTTCGATAATATTACCCCCCATCTTTGATTTGAACTTATCTCTTTGGTCTTTATATGGTGACACCAAGGAAACAAATACGTGTTTACCTTTGTTATGAAGATATTCTGAGATTTGTTGTGCAAGTTCAATATTCTTTCTACGTCCAACTTCAGAGTAATCCTTATTATCAAATAAATCCCTCAAATCATCACCATCTATATGAAATACCTCCGAACCCATGTTCAACATCATTTGTTTACATAGGGTTGTTTTACCTGAGCCAGGTTGTCCTGTTAACCAAATTATCATTTTTCCAAATTTTTGATTTTTCTACCTAAATAAAATGCAGCTTTCTTCAGGTCTTCAAGTTCTTTGGATTGGTCTTTTTTACCCGCTCTAGCAACGTATTTAACTACGTTGAATAGATAGGCATCTTTATCAAGTTCCCAAGCCTCGCAAACCTTAATAACTTCGTACGGATTCTCTTCACCACCATAATGGTTAGGATGATTTACCATTTCTTTACTCATTGTTTTTTCCCCACTTTTTTCCGATGTATTCATTATATCTATCGTATTTACTTGGACTATATAACATCCAAACAAAATAGATATCAATGAACCATTCTATCTTTTTGAGTCCTTTTTTAATTTTTTCCAAAATATTGTTCAATAGTTTCAAGTCGTTCATCAGCATCTGCCAACATACGGAGAGCTTCTTCAGCATTCTCATAAAAGTCTTTTGTTGAGTGGTCACCAATACCTACACCAGTATTGCCCAATAGGTCTAAAGTTAATAGTGCTTTTGCCTTATCTGCCTCAGCCGAGGTCTTTAACATTTTGATTAAATTTTTATTCATAACTTTCATTTTTTATAGTTTAATTAATTTTAGAATTTCTTCATCAGTTTTTCCCTCAAGATATAGATTATAAATCAATACGCAAATGGTATCTCCGAAATGTAACATTTCACTCTTGCCGTAATATTCTTTTAATTTACCTTCTTTAAGGGCTGAGACACATTGGTCAAGAATCACCCATCTCTTGTTGAAACTCATTTCGAAAAATATAAGAATTTTAATTTGTAGAGTCAAAGTTGTTTGTCTTCTCAAAATTAACCATTTGAAAAATATAAGACATAATTTTTCGTTTGATAATCGGAACCATTGTTTCTTGAAACGGGAAATTCTGAGAACATTTAATTTCAAATATAGGTAAATTCTTATAAAATTCAGTTTGGTTCCATTTTGAATTACTTTCTATAATTTCTGTCAAAGTTTTTTCATCAATTCCTCCTTCAGAAATCAATCCCAAATATGTTCGGTTTGTAGATTTGTCTTTCTTATCAGGTTTAATTTCATACTCCCAAACATACAATTTTTCTTCGGACTTTCGATAGAAAAAAATATATCCTAAACCTGATACTAAATTGTTTTTGTTTTTACGAAGGTACAAATCAATTGATTCGAATGCAATGTTCCATATTGATTTGGCAATGTTGAAGGCATCAAATAGTTTTGGCCCCGAAAACCTCAGAGTTTTGTCTAATTCAGTTTCTTCTTTTTCAGTTAATTGTCTTGGTTTTTTTGGAGTTAATTCTTTAACAAGTATCTCATCGTCAAAAGATTCGAATTTCTTGTCAGTTAACAAAAGTGTATTCTCCTTTGAGATTGACTGAATATTTGCAAGATGTAATGACAATTCCACAAAATTTGGGTATAACTCAAACTTATCAAAACCTTGGTCACATTTCTGTAGATAGTCCAACAAGGTATATTTGTTGTACTCAAAATCCAATGGTTCTTTGAACATCCATTCTGGATTTAATTTGAATGATATCTTTTTCTTTCTACCCATAGTGAAATTATAAT